GGCTGCGAGCCTCCGGGCGGCCCGGGCCCTGGGCGCCTACACCGCCCATCTCCAGTCCAAGGCCATCGCCAAGACCCTCCGGACCGAGGACGACCTCTACATCGTCAACTGGGAGGCGACTCCTGAGGCCGCCTACCGCTACCTCGAGCATCTCCTGCCGATGGACTACCGGAAGGTCCAGGGCCTGTCGGACGGCTATCTCCGCTCCCAGGCGTTCTGGATCGCAGGTATCGAGCAGCAGTCCGTCCTCGAGGACGTGCTCCAGGGCCTCCAAGATGCGGTTGCCTCCGGATCCACCCTGACGGACTTCCGGAAGGAGTTCGGGGACCTCCTCGCCGACAACGGCGTGGGCCGGGGCCTGACCCAGACCCTGTTCCGGACCAACACCCATGCCGCCTACCAGCAGAGCCAGGTCGCCAGCTACCGGGCAAACCCTCTGGTGGAGACCCTCACCTACGTCACCGCTGGGGACGATGCCGTCCGTCCTGAACACGCCGAATGGGATGGCATCTGCCTCCCGAAGGACCACGAATTCTGGGATGACCACACGCCCCCGTGCGGCTGGAACTGCCGCTGCATCGTCCGGATCGGATCCGAGACCGACACTGCGACCTCCACCGATGACGAGCGCTTGCAGCTGCCGCCCGACGATGGGTTTGAGGGCCGGTCCGGAGATGTCCTTGGGCAGCAGGCGGCGGCGCAGGCCATGGCCGTGCCCCGCCTGTCTCCGGCAGACACCGCAACCGTCCGCCTGGCAGATACCCCGGACATGTTCTCCTGGCTCCGGTCCACCGAGCCCCGCGGGCCCCTCCCCAAGGGCAGCGGTCGGTCCTCCACGCCGGCCCCTGGCTTCGTGGAGATGGCCGACGGCCGCGTGGTGGCCCTCAGCCAGCCCGCCATCGATGCCGCCCCTGCCGATGCCCGCGAGTGGATCCGCGCTGCCCTCCAGGGCCCCTCTGAGGCCTGGGCCGCCCCATACCGGGACGCGAAAGGCCGCCTAGTGCTGGCCATCAACTGTGTGCTCGCCGTGGAGGGCAGGGCCCTCTGCGTCCCCATCGTGGCCGGCGTCGTGCCTGCCCACGGCTTTCCCATCCACTGGGTCAACGATCCCCGGCGTGTTCGCAGGGGAGGGAGGATTTCATGAAGTTCACCGCCGACGAGCTCGCCCAGCTCCCCTCCGACGTCCAGGAGGCCCTGGCCCTGGCGTCCTTCGACAAGTCCGCCGAGGATCTCAGCAAGGAAGCCGCCCTGGCCACCTATGAGGCCGGCAAGGACACGAAGCTGGAGGGGGCCGCCATGCACGCCCATGCTCGGGCGGCCGCGGCCCATGAGGCCGATGCGAAGGCGCACCGGGAGGCTGCCCGGAAGGCCGACGAGACCAACGACAATGCCACGTCCGCCACCCACCGGGATGCCGCATGGAAGGCCGAGGCGCGCGTCCGGCGCGAGACGGATCTGGTGGTCCACCATGCCCAGAAGCTCGGCTGCGGGTCCTTTGTGCGCTACGCCGCCGCCACGGCCTCCGAGGAGGGGCAGGGCCAGGTCACCGCCGGCGCGGCCACCGAGTTCTTCACCCTCGGCGCCGTGGATGACCTCCTGGCCGCCACCACTGACAGCGGTACGACCCCGGGGCTCAGTGCCTGGGTGCCTGTCCTGCGGCCCGGGAAGTGGAACGACATGAACTTCACGGCCGCAATGCTCAAGGAGATGGTCGAGACGTTCAACCCGAATGCTGAGAGCTGCCCCGTCAAGCTCGGCCATGACGGGTCCGACACCCAGCCCGAGCTCTCCCAGATCCGGGAGGTGAAGATCGCCCCCGTGACCCTCACCGACGGCACCACCGTCTCCACCTGCCTCTGGATCCGGATGACCCGGACCCCCGAGGCCCTCGCCAGCCAGCGCCAGTATCGGAAAACCTCCATCGAGGCCTGGCCGCCCACGCACCAGAGCAACCCCACCCCGGGGAAGTGGAACTTCAAGGGCCTCGCCCTGCTGGGAGCGGCGGCACCCGCTGTCTCCAAACTGCCTCCCACGACCCTTTCCGCCACCGTTCCACTCGCCCCCAAAGGAGGGACCCAGATGGACCTCACCGAAGCCGAAGTCAAGGCCCTGAAGGACCAGAGCACCGCCCTGGCCGCCAGCCTGGCCGCATCCAACAACGAGGCCATGCGCCTCAAGGCCCAGAACGAAGATCTCGAGGCCAAGCTGGCCGCCGAGGGCAAGGCCAACAAGGCCGCCTCCATCCGGGCCGAGATCGCCGAGTTCAAGGACAAGCTCACTCCGGCCCAGCTCACACTCGCCGAGAGCGTCGCCCTGGCCCTGGACAGCGACGAGCCCACCGTCTCCCTCGCCGCCGGAAAGCCCCTCGTCAGCCCCCGCACCTGCCTCCTGGCCTTCCTGCAGGGCCTCAAGAGCAACGGACTCAAGGACGCCATGGACGTCCCCGCCCTCAGCGGCAAGAAACCCCTTACAGAGGAGGAGCTGGCCGCGCAGGAGGAGAACCTCACCGACGAGCAGTTCCTCTCCAAGTCCATCAAGGCCTACATGAAGGCCAATCCGAAGTGCTCGCAGCAGGAAGCCATGGTCGAGGGGCGCAAGTGCCTCAAGGTCCGCAAGGCCGAACTGGCCGGAAAGGGGAAGTAGCACATGGGCATCTACATCGGTCTCGACATCCCTCTGCCTGCGAAGGCCAACACCGACTACATCGCCGGAACCGTCGTCTGCGTCGACTCGATCGACACCGGCAGCAACCTCCCTGTCCCGGCCGTCGCCGCCTCGGTGACCAAGGTCCCCATCGGCATCATCCGCGAGAACACGGACCACCTCCTGGGGCAGAAGCCCACCGTCCGCATGGGTGGAATCCAGGACGCCATCGCCGGCGCCGCGATCGATCCCAGCGTCGAGAATCGGCTCACGTTCGACACCAGCGGCTACGTGATCCCGATGCCGGCCACGACCGGGGATTACCCCATCGTCGGCCTCGCCGTCGAGAAGTGCACCACGTCCGGTGACCTGGTGCGCGTGCTCGTCAACCCCACCATGCAGCACCACGCCTAGGAAGGAGGACGACATGGGAATCTATTCTGAAGTCGCCCAGTGCATCCAGTTCTACCCGAACCTGGCCATTCAGTACCACCCCGGCGAGTTCGTCGCGGACAGGGTCATGGCCAAGGCGGTCGTCTCCGCCTACGCCGGGTCCTACACGAAGTTCAGCTCGGACTCCGCCTTCCAGGTCTTCGACGACACGATGACCCCCGAGGGCAAGGCCAACGAGATCAACTTCAAGGGCACCCTGGACTCGTTCCTGGCCCAGCCCTACGCCAACACGACCCACATCGACTACGACGCTGCGGCCCGGAACCCCGTGGCGGTGAACCTGCCCGAGCAGAAGGTGGGCTTCGTCGCCCGGAACCTCAAGCTGAACAAGGAACTCCGCACCATCGCCCTGGCCAAGGCTGCCACCGCCTACAAGACCGCCACCGCTTCCGGCTTCTCCGGCAAGGCCTGGACGGATGCCGCGGCTCTGCCCATCAAGGACGTGCAGGTGCTCCGGACGAAGCTCGCGATGGCGCCCAACACCATCGTCATGGGCGAGGACGTATTCATCTTGCTCCAGAACCACCCCGGCGTCCTGGGCCAGCGTCCCACCCTCCGGGCCGGCTCGATCAACAGCGCCGAGATGGCCGCCCTGTTCGGGGTGGACCAGATCATCGTCTCCAACCTGAAGTACAACACCTCCGGCAACCGAGGCCGAGCGCAGTCCCTGGGCTATGCCTGGGGCGGCGTTTTCTTCATGTGCTACCGCGAGCCCGACGATCTCATGTCCACGGACTCCATCACCTGGGCCTCCCAGTTCCTGGTCGACAATGACGAGGTCGAGGGCCCCAAGACGTCCCAGATCATGGCCTCCCAGGAAGGCTGGATCGTCCGGGCGTGGGAGGAGCCCGACCGGGGCGTGGCCGGCAGCCTGATGATCAACGCCGTCCACAAGTACGACCTCAAGGTCGTGGCCAGCGACCTGGGCGCCCTCCTCGACTTCACGAGCACCACCTAGGAGGCATGCAAATGTGGCTCTCGGTCCCCGACGATTTCCAGGTCCACATGCTGGACAAGGAGCTGGTGAACTTCTGCACCGGTCAGCCGGGGACCGGGGTCACCCTGCCCTCCGCCAAGGACGCCGCCGACGCCACGGATCCGATCATCCGGGCGACGCTGTCGGTCCTCGCCAAGATCGCCCAGGAGGCGCAGACCATCGTCCAGGGCCATCTGCTCTCGCAGGGGGTCTTGGCCGACACGCTCCCCGCGGGGCCCAATGCCGGACTGCTCCTCCACGTCGCCACCCACATTGCATTCGAGCACCTGTTCCTCCGGATCCCCGGGAAGGCCAGCGAATTCCCCACGGCCTGGGACAAGTCGATCGTGGACGCCCACGCCACCCTGCGGAAGTTCGTCGAGGGGGACATCCCCCTGGACCCGGATTTCTTCGTCCGTGGCGCCGAGAGCAATGTCCCGCCCCAGTCGGCCGTTATGCGGTCGTCCACGGACGTAGACCTGGCCTTTGCCCGCGACTGGAACCTCCCCACGAGAAGGAGCAGCTGGTGACCCCCGACGCCTTTGGCGATGCCCTCAATGGCATTCTCGACCGGATCCACCAATCCGGTCCCGTCTACAGGGCCATCGCAGACCTCATGGTCAGCTCGGCCCAGCAGAACTTCGAGTCCGAGGGGCGTCCGAACAAGTGGGTGCCCCTCAGCAAGGCCACTAAGAAGCTGAAGGAGAAGCATGGGTGGACCCGGATCCTCTTCCGGTCTGGGCAACTCAGGGCCTCCATCAGCCCGACCTCCGACGATACCTCCGCCTCGGCCAGCAGCAACAAGGCTTACGCGAAGATCCAGCAGCTGGGCGGGACAATCTCGGTCCCTGAGCGTGAAGGCAAGGCCCGGTTCCGGACCAACGCCAAGGGCCAGCTTCTCAGTCAGTCCGACCGCGGTGGCACCTGGCGCAACGCCGGGAGTATGCGGGTCTTCGCCAAGGGGACCCACAAGCGGGCTATCGAAAAGGCCTTCCACATCGGGGCCTACCAGATCCAGATGCCCAGCCGGCCCTACCTGCTCTTCCAGCCCGGGGAGCGGGACCTCTACACGGACATCGTCTACGGCTACTGGATGCACGGGGAGATCAAAAAGCCATGAAGCCCGTTTCCCACTACGAGGACCTGATGGTCACCCACCTGGAGGAGGCGCGCACATCGGGGCTCCTCCAGGCCCTGGCTGGATTCCAGATTGAGGTGCTCGGCGACCAGGTGGATCTGGAGCAGGACCAGCTGAACAGCATGGTCGCGCACATCCTAGTCGCGTCCAACCGGATCCAGCATGGCAAGGGCTTCGCCGGTCGGGATCCGCTCTCCCTGCTTGTGGTGGCTCTCGTCCCCGGGGGGCTCCAGCGCGAGCGTCGGCAGCAGGCCGTGGACGCCCTCTGCGCCATTGCCGACTGGATGCGCACGGACGAGCTGGCGAAATGCACCTACCTCCCCGCGGACACCGTCTTCCAGCGCGCCCACCCGCTGGCCATCGCAACGCTCACCGTCTCCCGTGTGGGGTGATCCATGAAAGTCCTCTTCCCGAACTTCACCAGCATCGACGGCGTGGGGAACTTCCTCGCCGGCGTGCGCGTCCTGGACGAGGCCCACCGCCCCCTCCTCGAGCAACTGGCCCCGGCCATCCAGGCCACCATCCTGGACGCCTCCCCCAAGCCGGCCCGGGGCGCCTCCACCGATCCTTCTCCCCTTCCTCCCGCCGAGGCCGCGCCTACGCTGCCCCAGGCCGTCTCCTAGGAGATCTCCATGCCGACCGTCACCACCACCCACTGGGACATCACCAAGGTCCGCGCCCGCGGCGGGCAGATCTACATCATGCCGTGCCCCACGACGGCACCCGCCGACATCACCACCCCCGCGGCCATCCTCGCCAGCTACTTTCTGAACTTCTTCACCGACGCGAAGAAGCAGGCGCTGATCACCGGCCTGCAGCCCTGGGCCTACGTCGACAGCAAGGGCCTGATCCTGGATCCCAAGTACAAGCCCATCAAGTTCAACCCCGCTGTGGGCCTGCCGATCAATGTCGGCAAGTACCTCGAGAGCCTCACCGGAGAGCTGAACATCGGCGACGTCTCCACCGCGAAATTCGCCGAACTGCTCTCGGCCACCACCAACGAGGTCCTCACCGTTTCCACCACGGGGACCGGCTATTCCAGCGTCACCAAGAAGGGCATCATGATCGGCACCCAGCCGTTCAACCTCAAGTACATGATGCTCTTCCGGACGCCCTCGGTCGGCACCGACGGCAACGTCATCCCTGGTGAGTGGGACCTGCTGCTGCTGCCCCGGGTGACCTTCAACACAGAGCCGAAGCTGTCCTTCACCCAGGGCACTCCCCAGGACTACAAGGTGAGCGTCGAGGCCGAGAGCGACCTCTACCTGGTCAGCCCCGACTCGGGCCTCTACGCCGCGGCCTACTTCGAAGAGACGACGGCCGTCGTGGCGAGCACCTAACCCATGGACAGAAAGCTTGGCTGGATCCACCTGGAACATGCCCTCCCCCTCCTGGGGGAGGTCGATCTGCCCCGTCTCCTGGCCCTCCTGGCCAAGGGGGCGGACCTCCTGGACGGGGCTGGGAAGACAATTCCGTCCCTCTCCAAGGTGATGGCGGTCCTCACGCCGGACCTGCTCGCTGAGGTCCAGTACCTGGGAGGCATCGTCGGATCGACTCGCGTTCTCCGGAAGCTCTGCGCCATCGCCATCGCGACGGCTGACGAGCTGCTCAATGCCGAGGTCGACGAGTCCGTGATGCGGGGCCTGGAGGCTCGGGCGGCCCGAATGGCCCCGACCGAGGTGCTCAAGTCCCTCGGTTTTTTTACCGGACGCTCCGGGAGGCTCATCTCCGAGCCCCTCGGATCTTCCGGGGCCGATCTGGATCCGGCTCTGGTGGGTGCGGTGACCTCGGATACGTCCGACGCCTCCTAGCCCCCGGAGCGGGGGGGTGGGAGCAGGCCGCCCGCCTCCCTGCCGTCCAGGCCCTGCAATGGCTGGACGAGACGATGACCGACCGGAAATGGGAGGCCTACGAGCGCCAGCTCGACCGTTACTTCTCCGGGCACATGAAGGACGCACCATCCCCACCTGAGGTCTGAACATGACTACCGCCTTCGCCCTGATGCCTGTGACCCGACCGCACCGCGCCCGCCACGCGCTGCGGTCGGCGCAGCGCCTTGGCTGGAACGTGCTGGGTATGGAGGACGCGCAGGGCAGGGGGCCAAACTGGGTCCGCAACGATCTGCTCCGGATCGCCCGGTCCGCTGGCGCCACCGTGGTCCGGTTCCTGGACGACGATGACCTTGCGCTGGGCATCACCGCAGAGGAGGCCCTGGCGATGCCGGGAGACGTCCTCTCCTGCGACTACCTGGTGACCCACCCTGTGCTGGTGCGCACGCGGGTGAGGCTCACCGGGAACATGGAGGTGGACAGCCTCCGCTGGCTGGTAGGCAACTGGGCGGCACGGGTCGAGGCTCTGGTATCCCTGGCCCCTGATGGCCGCCTCTGGGGTCCCCTGGCCTGGTGCGAGGCCTCGGTCCTGGCCCACCGCATGGCCAAGGCTGGCCTCCGGATCACGCACACCCCCACGGTCGGCTACTACTGGCATAAGCGGCCCCAGGGCCGTCACGCGCTGCCCGAGCATGCCCTGGCGCAGGAACTTCTCGCGACGATCTGGCCGGCCCCGGCCTTGGAGGCCACCCATGTCTGACGAGTATTTGGTCCAGGTCAAGTTCAGCGCCGACTCCGAAGAAATCCTCACCAAGATCAAAGGCCTGACGAGCGCCTCCACTGATTTCGGGACCAGTACCGCAGAGGCGCAGAAGCAGCTCGGCGCGGCGATGGCGGCCACGGACCAGAAGATCAAGTCCCTGAAGGACCGCCTGGTGGAGCTCTACGCCAAGCGCTCCTCTGGAGACCAGACGAAGAAACTGAAGGACGAGATCGACCTGACAGAGAAGGCCCTGG